TGAAGGCCGCCTTGATCCGGTCATCACCTATCCATCCATTCCCATCACAGCACAGCCAGAGTCAGGAGGTAGCAATGGCCAGCCCTAAATCCCAACTGAGCTTGATCAGCAACCTCTGGATCAAGCTGATGACCTTCGAGAGGGCAGGTGACGTCAACGAGGGGCATAAGCACTCCTTCGATCACCCCACCTTGCTGGTCAAGGGACGACTGCGAGTCGATGTGGACGGCGCTGTGTCGGAGTTCACCGCGCCTCACATCATCTTTATTGCCCGCAACAAGGTCCACACCCTGACCGCGCTGGAGGAGGGAACGGTGGCCGCGTGTATTCACGCCTTGCGTGATGGCGAGCAAGTGGAGGACATCGTCGATCCCGCCATGATTCCCGCTGGCATCAATCCCAACCACCTGCCCAACTTCATCAAGCCACTGGCCAAGGCCGACCACTTCGCCTGAAGCACAGACCCTTATTGACGCCCGCCTGGAGACATCCAGTGCGGGCATTTTGCATTTTGGAGATCCATCCATGGAGAACGCAAAAGAACTTGGCTCGCCGCAGTCCATCACCCTGCGCCCAGACGATCTGGACGACCTGCTCACTCGCGCTGCAGAACGCGGTGCTGAGCGCTGCCTGGCCCACCTCGGCCTGGAAAATGGACACGCCGCACGTGACATTCGTGAGCTGCGCGATCTGCTGGAAGCGTGGCGTGATGCCCGCAGAACGGCGTGGCATACCGTGATTAAGGTCGCCACCACCGGGCTGTTGGCCATCATCCTGGTCGGCGCAGCCATCAAGCTAAAACTGATGGGGGGTGCCCAATGATCGAGACGCTGCTCGGAGGACTCATGGGCGGTGCGTTCCGGTTGGCGCCCGAGATCCTGAAATGGCTGGACCGCCAGGGCGAACGGGGCCACGAACTGGCGATGCAGGACAAGGCGCTGGAGTTCGAGAAGTTGCGCGGTGCACAGCGTATGAGCGAGATCGCTGCCGCTTCTGACGCAGCATGGAATGTGGGCGCTGTCGAGGCTTTACGTGATGCAGTGGTGGCACAGGGCCAAAAATCGGGTGTCGGTTGGTCTGATGCCCTGTCGGTCAGCGTTCGGCCAGTGATCACCTACTGGTTCATGGCGCTGTACTGCGCTGCCAAGACGGCAGCGTTTGCGGCAGCCGTGACCGCTGGCGCTGGCTGGGGGACGGCCATCCTGCATGCCTGGACGGAGGCCGATCAGGCGCTGTGGGCCGGGGTTCTGAACTTTTGGTTCCTCGGGCGAGTGTTTGACCGGGTGCGGCCGTGATCGAGGTGCCGAAGGCGGCTATCGATCTGGCCAAGCGATTCGAGGGGTTCGAGCGCAAGGTGAGGCGCGGGACGGAGATCACGGCCATTCCCTACGTTTGCCCTGCAGGTTTCTGGACGATTGGTTACGGCCACCTCTGCGATTCGAAGCACCCGCCGATCACGGAGACTAAAGCCGATGAATATTTGGCGCACGACCTGCAAACTGCGCTCGCAGCCACACTGCGTTACTGTCCGGTTCTGGCCACCGAACCCGAAAGACGGCTGGCTGCCATCGTGGACTTCACGTTTAACCTTGGCGATGGGCGGTTGCTGACCTCGACGCTACGGCGACGCATCAACCAGCGGGACTGGGTTGCTGCAGCAACGGAGCTGCGACGCTGGGTCTATGGCGGCGGGAAGGTGCTTCCTGGTCTCGTAGCTCGACGCAACATGGAGTCCGGTCTGTTACTGGGGTAATCGACTACTCGCAATAAATCCAATCATGGGTGCTGAATCGCTCGACGCAGCGATGCAGAAACATCCCAGACGTTGGATTGACCGCCCATGTATTTCGCAACCTTGATGTGACCATTGCTCTCCAACAGGTTCAACACGAAGTCAACAAAGGCACGAGGCTTATTGACGCGCTTGGCTATTTCCATATTTATCCTAATGGACTCGTTGACCAGTAGCGCTGCAATTTGACTAACCACGTTCTGATAGTCCTCTATATATGCTTGTGCAAACTGCTGAAAGCCATAGTCCGTCAACATGACATGGGATAACGGTGCTCCGAGCACTCGGCCAATTTTGATGTGGGAATGTTGTTCGAGAATGTTCAGCGAATCGACCAGTTCCTGTTGAGGGACATCATGTAGGGTCGGATCAACACGCAGTTTGTCCCAACTCACAAGGCCAGAATCTTCATCGATCTGCACCTTCACAACGACACGCAAAACTAAATCGTCGATCCGTGTCAAACCAGAAATCAAAGGCGCTGCCCCTGCAAACCTGGCAGGCGTCTTTCCAATGGCGGGCTTGTCGTTGATGTCGAAGATTGCCGATAGGATACGTTGCAAACTCTGGTCGTAGTTTGCAATGTCATCCACCCGCTGCCATAGAGTCGAGCGTAGACTTTCGGGTATTTCACAATCATCAATGACTACAGGGATCAACCGGGTACCACGGCTGATCCTGTTGACCACCGAGGTATTTAACTCCTCCTGAACCCAGGGTTTCTGAACACTGACCTTGGACAAGACAACGATTACGGCTCGTGCTTCTTTTAACCCTTCTTCGAAGATCTTTTCTACCAGACTGTCGCCCGGTTTCATCTCCCATTGATCGAGCCAAGCATCCACGCCGTTTTCACGTAATTGGCGTGCAAAATCCAGTACGAAGCGATCTTTATCTTCACTTGCATGACTCAGAAATACTTTAGGAGCACTCATGTTATTGCAGTCCAATAGCAGGTGAGTTATTCAAGCGAGCTTGGTTACATCGACAAGCTTGTACATATTGACCAGCTTATCTTGAATTGCTCGCATAATCGATCGAACGTCACTCCATTGAGAGATCATCTCTTTTAGTCTCGGATATGCAGCTTGTCGTTCGAATGGCGGTAGAGACTTGTCGCTGATGTTCTCCCACCAAAAGCGGTAATCTGCTTGCCATGCTTCGAGGAATGGCCGCAACACGTCCCGCATCGAACGGTGAACCAGCGCACCAAGGTGGTTCTCAACGCCCTTTGCATTCAGTGATCCAACTGGGAACTGGCGCATTATTTTTCTGGCTTCTCCGAAGAACGTGTGCAGTGAAGCAAGGCTCTCTGCAAATACCTCGCCAGTGAAGTCGGCGCAATCAGGGTCTTTGGGCTTTCCTGTAACAGCGACGCGAGTCGCAAGTTCCGTGTAAAGCTCCCAGGCGCATTGCCTGTCGTCCTCGGTGAAGTCGCCGCCGAGTTTGACAAACTCTATGTCAATTGAAAAGTTACCCTTTGTTATTACAGCCATGCTTGTCTCCTAACCGTTGCGTTGACGCATCGGGCGTGTGTTATCGATTTGACTGCTCGGTTTTGATATTGCCGTATCAATTAACTGCGTCAAGCTTTTTGCCGTAAGTCCGTTCCAGTGCGCCCAGACCGCGTATCCGCTCTTGTGATTGTCAAGAAATCGATCAGGAACAATGATTTCGCCTGCTGGATTTTTAGCGTGGGTCGGCAATGCGATGCCCACGAGTCCGTGACACTTATCCAGAGTTGCCTTGATTTCCCAATCCAGGTACTTTCGCTCGTGGCTTTGTGCGCCAATAAGCACAACAGTGCATGAGGTTCCAGTGATGTACTGCTCCCGAATTTGCCGCATAACGTACTCGGTGTCGTCGCTCTGGATCAGGCGCTCTAAAGAGTTATCTCGAATCGCTTCATATTGGTCGTGAAAAAAGCGGGAGAACTCGTCGTAGTACGCTTGGTCACCGCCGTGGTGGTAGCTCACAAACACCTTCCGCCGCGTCGGTTTCATCAGCGCAGCCAGTAGGCCATTCATATTCGGGGCGCCGTAGTATCCGCTCATATCATTTCCCAAGGGCTAGAAGTCCTGCCACCAGTAGCCCGAGGATTACAAGCCCTTTCTTCTTTTCAGCCTTGATCGCTTCCGCGATGCGGCCAATGGTCGCCCTGGCTTCCTCTTGCCGCTGTCCCGCAAGATTGACCGCTTGGTATTGCCTCATCCACCCTGGAAGTGCGTCTGGTTGCTGATCCCAGATAATCCGAACCAATTTTTTGTTTCCAGCGACAGCAGCACCCATTTCCTGCATCACCCACGGTGAGGCGCAAGCAGTGCGGCTTGCAAGGCAAAGCACCCAAGTTGAACTGCGTAGGTTGTCCATAATGTGCGGCATCCAACGCTCGCCCGGTGGCATCGAGACTGAGGCCAAATACACGCTCAACCCCTCCTGAGTGAGGTGACGGTGAAGAAATTCTGCAAAGGGCGAATCCGCTGCCGCGTGGGAAATGAACACATCAGCCATTGCCACCTCCGTTGCCATGTCTCGGCACGCTCCACCCTGACGACAACGCCTCGGCCTGCTGCAACACGGTCTGTACAGCCGCATCCTGCAAATCAGGCGGATAGCCGTACTTGCGCAGAATGCGTTTGACCAGCACCCGCATCCGTGCACGAGCCGAATCGCGGTGCGCCCAGTCGACCGACACGTTTTCCCGCAGGCTCACCAGCAGCTCGTGCGCGATGAGTTTCAGCTTGTCGTCACCCATCATTTGAATGGCGCTCTCGTTCTCTGCCAGCGCGTCGTAGAAGGCGATTTCATCCTCGGACAAACCTTGTTCTTCGCCACGTTGGCGCGCGGCCCGGATGTCCTTGGCCAACTGGATCAGTTCCTGAAGCACCTCGGCGGTCGTAATTGCATTAGCGTGGTAACGCGCTACCGCATCCTCCAACCGTTCTGAGAATGCCTTGGTCTGCACCACATTGGCTTTGCTCCGCGAGCGAATGCCGTCGTTGATCAACTTGCGCAACGCCTCCAGCGCGAGGTTCTTTCGCTCCATCTGCTGAACTTCAGCCAGGAACTCGTCGGAGAGGATGGAGATGTCCGGGCTCTTGATGCCCGCAGCGGTCAGGATGTCCACAATCTCAGTCGAGACCACCGCACGACTGACGATCTGCTGGATCGCCAGCTCACGCTCCTGCTGGGTCACACCAGATCCCGTACTGGACTTGACCAACGCTGCACGAATAGCCTGGAAGAACCCGACTTCCTCCCGGATGTCGCGTGCCTCGTCAGATGCCGATGCGAGTGCGAACGCCTTGGACAGAGCCAGCACCGCATCCTGATAGCGGCGATGAGCGTCC